TGGAGCATGTCCTCGGCGGCCAGCGTGTCGGTCGTCCCGTTCTTGCGGTTGACCTTGTAGACGAGCTCGCCCGTCGGCAGACGGTCGTACCAGACTCGTTCGGGATGCAGCGGCCAGAGCGCGTACGGCCGACCCGAGTTGTCCCACTGAATCTCGGAGAAGGCGTTGCCCCAGAGGAGCACGGAGGCTTCCATGTACTCGCGCCACACGGCCGAGGACATCTCCGGATTCGGCTGGTCGTGAAGCAGGTAGTACAGCCGGAGGTCGTCGGCCTTCTCCTTACCCCGACCGACCTTGCGATACAGGTGCAGAGGAAGCGAACCGATGTCGCCGCTGATGCAGCTGACGGCAGCCCAGACGGCCGAGAGGTTCATGGCCGTCTCTTCGTTCACGACCATCCCGGAGCCGGTAGGGCCTCGGCCGAACATCTTCTTCAGCTCCTTGTCCCCGCTCGCACTGCCGAGGTAGAAGGGCCCGAGGATGTAGCGCAGCTGGAGGATGCGAGACCAGAGGCTCACAGGACCATCACGCCTTTCTCGTAGGCACCCTGGGGCCGAAGGAGGATCGCGCGAGCGTTCGCGGTTGCGAGAGCGGCGATGCCGTCGATCTTCTCGCTCGCGTTTTCCTTATCCAGCCTGATGTCCATTCGGGTGCCCTTGCGGATGACCGCGTTGCTCGCCATCCAATCGAGTACCGGATTCCCGTCGTGGAGGAGCTTGCCTTCCACGATCAGGTCCGACAGGTTCTTCAACGATTCGTTGAGTGCGAAACCTTGCGGCTGATCGACCAGCAGGAGTCCCTTGCCCTGGAGCCAGAGGGCCATCTGCGCCGCAGAATGCTTGTCGTATGCGATCTGCCGGATACCGGTCTCGGTCGCCAGCTTGTAGATGTCGTCCTGGACTCGTTCGAAGTCGGTGATGTCGCCGGGCGTGACCGTGATCCATCCGCCCTTGCGCCAAACTTCGTAGGGGCGAGTCTTGTACTTCTCGGCCGCAGCTGCGCACATCCAGAAGTGGGCTCTGCAGTACCGGCGGCCGTCGGGCAGGGCCCACAGCCGCACGAAGGCGGAGAGGTCGTCGCTGACCCCGAGGTCGATGCCGCCGACGCACTGAACGCCTGCGAGCTCGGGCGTATCGGCCTTGCACTTGCGCCAAGCAGCCATGTCCAACCAGCGAGTCGCTTGCTCCGTCCACTGGCACAGGTACAACTGTCGGAACGTGTTCTGCTGAGCCGGGATCGCCTTCGCTCGCTTGAAGGCCGTCCGCATTTCGTCAATCTTGCGGAAGTCGCCGAGCGCAGGGTTGCACTCGTGCCAGACCTTCTCGTCGGTCCAGTCGGCGTCTTCCGGGGCAGCGTAGAGGACCGGGAGGAATGTCTCGTCCTCCACCTGTCCATCGCGCACCATGACCGCGTACTGGTGCAGCTCGTAGCAGATGCTCGTGCGGTCGTGTCCTGCCGTCGTGATGATGAACACCAGAGGCTGGCGACGTGTACCGGACGAGGTCGTCAGGGCGTCGTACAGCTTCCGGTTCTTCCAGACGTGGAGCTCGTCGCAGATGACCGCGTGAGCGTTGAACCCGTGGGCTCCGCCGTCGTCGGCAGGGATCGCTCGGTAGAAGCTGTTGCTCGCCTTGTGAACGATCCTCTTTCGAGAATCGACCACGGTGAGGTGCTGCGAGAGCTCGGCGTCGTTGCGCACCATCGCAGCTGCGACGTCGAATACCAGCGAGGCTTGGTCAGCGTCCCCGGCTGCGCCGTAGACCTCTGCACCTTGCTCGCCATCAGCACACAGCATCAGGAGCGCGACGGCCGCAGCGATCTCGGACTTACCGTTCTTCCTGGGGATCTCGATGTAGCAGGTGCGGTATGTCCTACTACCGTCTTCGTTCAGGCAACCGAAGAGCCGGATGAGGATCGTCTTCTGCCAGCGTCGCAGGTTGAATGGCCGACCCGCGTCCTCGCCCTTCGTGTGGGTGAGGTTGTTGATGAACTTCAACGCACGTGCAGCTGCGTTGACGGAGAACCGCATCAGTTGCTCGAAGGCGTGATGAGCCCGGCGAACTTGGCCTTCTTCTGCTTGACCGGTTCGACGACCTTCAGCCGCGACCGCTCGGCCGGGGAACCGATCCCGAACTGGCGGAAGACCTTGCGAGCCGACTCGCGCAGTGCGAGTGATGCTCGCATCGCAGGATTAGTCTCCTTACCCCGAATGGGGTGGGTGACCTCTGGCTGCTCGATGTACTTCGCCCACTCACGATCTGCGGCTGCCCATTGATCGCAAGCGGTAGCCAGCTCGGCGACGTCGACCTTCGTCACGAGCCCGAACTTCACCAGCTCGCTTGCCAGCGTCTTGTACAACTTCCTGGCAGCCTTGTCGGTCAAGCTGCGCGGAGGCGTGGCCTTCACCTCGGTTGGCCGAGGCTCCTGCTTGTTGATGTCCTTCTCCCCGAGCATCTGCTTCAGGGCAGTCGGCATCGGTACAGGACCAGGTAGTGCCATGTCTCCTCTGTGTGATGTGCTACTGAGTCACGATCTGTGACTCGTGCGAATGTGCCTGGGGAGAGGCGGTGAATCCAAAAGCGGGAGGGATTTCTCAGCCCCTACCGGTGCGCGTGAGAGACTGGGGCCATGGCGGCAGACTTGGAGTGCGTGTGGTGCCACAAACCCATCGCGCCTAACGACAACAAAGTGAGAATCCAGGGCGACACGTACCATTCCGCGTGTTGGGACAGAAAGGTGTTGCGCGAGGCGAAGAAGTCCTAACGGTCGAAGCGAACGCTCGGTTGCTTCAGACGCTGATGCCGCCAACAGCTGCTACGCAGATTCGTCTCCGCCAACGCGAGACTAGGGTCCACCGTCAGAGGGACCACGTGGTCGACCGACGTAGCGGGCTCTTGCTTGCCCTCCTCCACGCAGTACTCGCACAACGGATTGTGTCTGCGCTTCCACTCGCGCAGCTTTTTCCATCTCGTGCTGCCGTAGAACTTGGTCACCCACTCGGGTCGTCTGTCGGTGTCCTGCTCCTCGGCGTGTAGTGAACATCGCCCCGAGCGGACTAACTCGGGGCATGGCTGAGACGCACAGGGACGGAGAGGCCTCGTAGGCATGGCCAGGATCGGCAGCGTCTATGTCGCTAATCGGCCGCAAAGCAGCTACGTAGAAGTACTCGACGGTCGCGTTACGATTGGACCGTGACGCCGGCACCTCCGGCACCATGGACGACTCGTCCCGACTTCTCTAAACTGACCGCCCTCATCGTAGAGGACGACGTCGACAGCCGTGAATTCATCCGTGAAGTACTGCGTTCCTGCGGCGCACGCGTTGTCGAGGCTGATAACGTCCGCGCGGCGAAAGAGTTCGTCAACAACCTGAAGTTCAATCTGATCGTGACGGATCTCGCGCTCCCCGGCGAGGACGGCGCGATGTTCCTGAAGTGGTTGCGCGCGCAGCCTGCGGACAAGGGCCGGAACACGGTCGCCATTGCTGTGACCGCCTACTACGAGAATTACCCGCCCGGCGATGTCACCGGGTGGGCCGCGTACTTCCAGAAGCCCGTCGACATCGAGCAGTTCGTTCGCACAATCGCCGACCTTCTCCACATCCCGTACGCGAAGTAGGAAAAACTTTTCCGTCTCGACGCGGTTACCTACGTATGTTTACGATGTGGCAGCGATGACGCCGACAGTGGCGCCTTTCCGCATCCTCATCGCCGACGACACCAAGGACACGCGCGAGATGTACGCGCTGTACCTGGAAATGTGCGGCTATCGAGTAGAACTCGCCGAAGACGGACACGAGGCAGTCACCAAGGCGCGCGCCATACGGCCCCATCTGATCGTCATGGACCTACAGATGCCGAAACTGGACGGTTGGGGCGCAATGCGGGAATTACGCAAGCGTCCAGATACGGCCGCCATTCCAGTCATCGTGCTGACCGGGCACGACTTCAAGCAGTATCTCCGGCATTCGGCCAGCGCCGAAGGCGCCACGTCCTACCTGATGAAGCCGACCTTTCCGGAGCAGTTGGAACGCGAGATCGCAGTTCGCCTCGGAGAGCGGAAGAACCGATCGAGCCTAGCGGGGTAGCGGAGCCGCAGAGGCTTGCTTGGCATCGGACAGACGAAGAGCGGTCAGCTTGGTTAAGCGTTAACTATTGATGCAAAGATTCGTAGAACGCTTGGCAGCGGCGGCGGCTCTAGCGATAGCAGAGTTGATCCGAACAGCACAGCGATGGCAACGAGTCTCCCAGGTCGAGTTGGTGCAGTCCGGTTCAATGCACGGGTGCTTCTGCTTCTTGCTCCGTGGAGGCTTTGGCGGATTCTCCTCGCGATCGAGAGCACGCAGCGCGTTGAGGATCTGCTCGCGCTCGTCAGTCTGGAAAGGGAGCAGCTGGGCGAGCTCGGCCCGGAGGTAAGCGCGTCGTTGCTTGCGTAGTGTCCTGCGGACGATGAGTTCGGCATCGGGCTGGGCAAGTACGTCCATGAAGGCGAGCAGAGAGCGCCAGGCTCGGCGGTGCTCGCGCTGGTAACGCCGCAGTGTGGCGACCGAGATGGAAGCCTGACCGAAGACATTCGGATCGACGCTGATGCTCGCGCTGCCGTCGGTGGGGTACGGCATCAGCTCACCGAACGGCGCGCCACAGCACGACGTACTGCCCGTTGCCTTCGTTCGACAGCTTCTCGCGCTCACGCCCGCACTCGCGGCAGGGGATGTGCAGCCTGGCGATGAGCCCGTCCTTGGCGAGCTGGCGGAAGACTCCGCCGAGAGCACGCTGCGTCTTGGGCTGGGGCAGCTTCGGGTTCATGAACGGCCGGACCTCGTTCACGGTGAACATGTCGGGGTAGAGCCGCGCAGCTTCGAGGATGGCGCGCTCGGCGTCGACGAGCCATTCCGGGTCGGCGTTCTCGAACGATGCTCTGATGCCTTCTTCGG